CTAATCGTCTTGTGATGTTATTGCTTTGCTCAATACACGGCCGACACGACGGAGTAAATCTGGTACAAAGCCGATGGGTGTTACAATATTAGCTATGTACTCCGCGATTACTGGTGTTTCAACTTTAAGCTTAAACCTGGCTAAATCTGCAATAGATACTCCTCCGTCTTTGTTCTCTTTGTAATCTTTGCATATGATCAAACAATCATCACCTTTAAATCCAGCGCAAATCATGTCGTCGAATGTGAAGCACATACCTATTGCGCCCATGTTGTAAAGTGTGTTTCCGCCTAACGTGTGCGGTTGACCTGAGTGTTGTTGCCATCTTCCTTCCATATAGGCTCTAAGTGGTATTTGATTTTTACTGCCTACAATCATGGTGAGCTTCCAACTGCTGCGCATATTAATCATCATCGCAATAGTGAACTCATTCATCCCCGTTGTTCTGTACATGAAGCAGATGGCTTCAATGCCTCTCTGTTCCTGGGAACAGTCAAATTCGGTGAAGTCATTGCAAAATTTTACGTAACTGCGATCATTGATTTGATGTTTGAATCTTGTCCAAAATGTGGCGAGGTCGCGATCTGATGCATTGTAGGATACTTGTACGTTGTCTTTCAATAAAAATGGTAACATTTCGTCAAAGTATCTAATGTGCGCTGAACATACGATGTTCATAAGTTTTGTCCATGCCGAAACGCCTTGTCCATGTTTGTTTACTGCGTCATATCCTGGTTTGGTTATCTCTTTCGGTTGTGTTTTCTGATGAAATGTGACGGTTGTGTGATAATTGAAATCAGCAATAAATTCATTTTCTAAATCTGCATATTTGTTTGCTGTCGCGGTACTATCTGTGACTAATTCAAGCAGTCTATTGATTATCACTGTTCTTCGTTTACGTTCGTCTTCTTTCTCGGGTTGTAGTTCAACATCCGCGTTAATGCTATAACTTTGATAACCTTTTGTTATTAGTTTAGAGTATTTGTGACCTTCCAGCTCCTCTGATTGTATACTATTAAAGTAATCCCATTCTAGTTCGTTGAATATTTGCCTGGCTTCTTTTGGGAATTTTGATTGCACAACCTTAAATACGTCTGTTGCGTGGCGCCATATGTCGGCGCAGCTCGGTTGCATTCTTTTCACTAGATCCTTGTAATCTGGTTTCAAAAATTTTTCTATTCCTTTGACGAACTTTCCCGTGTACGACTTGGGTAGTGGTTTGGCTGGTGGTCTTACTGCATACCTACCAATCATTGTGCCGATGCCTTTGTTGCCTGAATGGCTGCCATATATACGTTGATAAGTTTTATAATTGCTCACCATTTCGGCTTTACGTTCACAATCTTTGGGTACTACTGCGTCAATATCCGCTTTAAATTTTTCTTTGCTGTTTATTGTCGGAAGAATGGGCAAGTGGATGTCAATAACATCTGGTGTTAATGTCTTGTTTATTTGTATATACACTTTGTCCATGATGGTTGTGACGTGAGTGGTGTCAATCTCGGGTGTTTTGAGTCTGATCACGTCATCTGCCGCCTGTACAGTCTGTAATTTACTTTCGATGAATACCGGACCTTCATATGCGGTTGTGCCTGTGGCCTCTAATGCACGTTCTACTGTGCTACCTTGTAGTGTGGTTATGACGTCAAGATCTTCGCCTGTGCCGTAAATGATGAGTTCACGACTGCATCTACTAATAGCTGTATACATATATTTAATTTGCGTTTCTTTCGCAATATTTTTGATGTCCGTTGTGTACAGATGTACGCGGTCGATTGTCTGTCCATGCACTTCGGCTGCGGTGTTGACATAGCTACCGTATTTTGGTGTTAACATTTTCTTTATTTCTTGTGTGAAACAAATAATACGGTTCTTTCTTTCAAGTTTGTCTACCTCAATGGCCATGATATCAGTCGATGGTTTGTATGCGACGGATCCTTGCACTTTGCTGAGCGTGCTTGCATTAGGGATGTATCCTTTGAACAAATCAACAATACATTGGGGGTTTCTTTTTGTTACTGTTTTGTATTCCGCTGTGTACTGTATTGTTGGCTTGGTCAAGGTGTTGTCCCAATCTACTGCATCTATCTGTTTAGGATCGCCTGTTGCGTAGAATTTGCTATCCGGTGATATTAATTTGTACAGGGCGATCATAGTGAAATTATGCGCAAATGCTTCATCTATCACGATACGTTGGTAATTTTTCTTAGTGATGTGTTTGAGTGCTAATACGAATGTAACACAGTATTTGCTTCTAATTTCTTGATTTAGCTCATCCGACGTCTTCCTGTAAGGACTAATCATGATCGTGCAACTCGGACAACTTCTTTTTACTATACCCATGGTTTTTCCTGCACCTCCGACGCCGATGTCTGCTGTTAAATCGAGTTCTACGTCGTTTGTCTTCAGATTCTTTAAAGTGTCATGTACATCTGCAATACATTCGTCCTGAAGCAGATTTTCTATTAACGCATCAATTTTACCTTTCTTCACTTTCGCATTTAGATTTGCATTGGTTTCGAGTAGAGCTAACTTGCAATTCT